TTTGGGGCATTTCAGCTAACTTATCCATACTTTTTCCAAGATCGTTAATCTTGTCTGAGATGGCAAGAAGCTGTCCTGCTGTTGCTACTGGTGGATCAGATGAGTAATCATTGGACATTGCGCCCCCTAAATTTTGGTAATAAAAAGCACCCGGAGGTGCTATAAATTAATTGCTTCGACTTGCTCTTTTGTTTCAGCATCAAAGATTAGTTGTCTTGCAATGCGCCCACGTTCATGAACGCTTGCGATATGGGCTTGTAATGCTGCATAGAGTTGTTGGAGTTGTGATGCGCTTAACTCAACTATAGTGTTGTCAGCTAAAGTCCAGACTTGATCTAGCCCAGCCGCAGCCGCGCCCATAATTCGACCCTGAGAAACTTGATCTGAATCATAAATACCGCCATCAAACTCAAAGCCGCCAAACTCCAGTCGGTCGCGCATGGCTTTAATCTCGGCCCATTTCTGAGCTTTGATTTCATCTAGGGTGCGGGGGTCAATCCAATCCTTTAGATCGTAATTAAATATGTGGTATGGGGATGGCTGAGCGGGCATTGCTACCCAGCCATCCTGATAATACATATTTGGTTCAGGAGGGTCTTCAACCGCCATGTAACCTTCAGGAGTGTTTAGTTCTACTACTTCAATACTACCCTGCACACTAAAGGAAAATTCTCCTGTTCTTATACTTACTATGGCTGTCATTTTTTAATCTCCAAGGCGGATACGGTCATTTGCTCAATAGATAAGGTTCCAGCAAATGGTGTTACGGTAATGCTGTTAGAAATACTGCCAATATAACCAAAACTAATTTTGCCCGTATAGACCGCATTCCCTGTCATTGGTGCGTCATCAAGTGCCATCAAGGATACGTTTCCAATAAACCCTACGGTTGATCCTGAAAATGTTGTTGGGGACATGGATGTTCTGCCAATTAAGGTGCCCCCCCTATAGAGTGAGATAAACATGCGAATATCTTTTAATACAGACTCTGGCTGGTTGCCGGGACCAATACCCACGTATGTTCCACCCCACACGCCTCTGTCGATACTTGTGCTTAGGCTTAAATCTATTCGGCACTTCCCCCCTGCCCTTGGTACGGTAATATTAAATAACGCAGGCGTGGCGGCCTCCCATACTGTAATAGCCCCTTGCAGATTGGTTGGAAATTGCCATGCTCCTGTATTTGGGTCGCGCCAGCCCTGAGCCCCAGCGTAGTCATTCATAGCGTTCCTAACAGCGTCTGTGCTAATTATTAACGTGTTGTACCTAACTCCCACAGGCACCGTAACAGCATTATCTTTAATCTTCAGTGTATCTACTTGCAAATCGCCAATCTTCGCAGTAGTCACCGCTAAATCATCAATCTTCGCTGTCTTAACAGCCAAATCCTCAATATGCGAAGTTTTGACAGACTGATAGTCCATGAATGCAGACTTTATGTAAGCACCAACAGGAAACACTGTTTTAGTAACCGGATCAGTGAATGGCGTATTGCGGAAAATGAATGGGTAGTAAGGTGTACTTCCTGCGCTTGCTGGCCCTGCCAAAGCAAATGAATCAGCTCTAACCACAAAGTTGTGGTAATTTGTGCCGCCACTCTCCTCAACCGCCAAGCCGTAGGATGAAATCACACCGCCATAGTCAAGCTTGATCGTGTACTGCGCCTTAATCTTGCTTTCAGTGATAACAAGTGAGTTTAGCTTCGCCTTATCTGCTGTGATTTTAGCAACTTGCGATGCAATAGCAGCTTTCTGCGCATTTGCGTCAACCTTAGCAGCATTTAGCTCTGCAATTTGGCTTGTATAAAGATCAATTAATTCCTGATTTTTATCAGGCTTCGCTGCCTCCTTTGTGCGCTTGGTGGTTATTTCAGCAATACTTTCGTTGTAACTATTGACTGCTGATGTCAATACTGCTGATTGCGCTTGCAATGCTTCAATATCTTCATCAAGTCGAGCTTTCGCAAGTTCATTCCTGAGTTTGTTTAAATTTCCAACAGCATTCACAACCTCGATGCTTGTCTGCTGACCGTCCACATAACCCTGAATTGTCTTAATCTCACCACCGATTGCATCAAGCTTGTCAGTATAAACACCCTGCTGAAGCTCAATGGTTGAGATGTTCTCAGTTGCGGTATCTGCCTTATCAAGAGCCTCATCTGCTGTGTCTTTTGCAGTCTTTGTGGACGCTTGAAGTGTATCGAACCGACCAGCAAAGGCTTCATTGTCATTCGCTCGCGCTATTTCCAGTGTTTTGATTGCTGCCTTATTCCCATCAACATCAACTTTTAGTGTATTGATGCGCGATGATAGCGCTTCATCCTCCTGCGCTCTTGCATAAGCTTCGGTTTGAACCAGTGCTTTTGCGTTATCAATGTCGGCAACAGTGGTATCGATGCGCTGACTTAAAGCCATATCGTTTTCAATCACTGCTGATTGAAGCGTCCATGTTCCCGAAAGACCAGTCGAACCAATAAAACCCTCGGTTGAGCCGATCATTTCGGGGTACACTTGTGCATACACACCGTCAAGTCGCGTGGTATTCGCCTTAACCTTTCCATCAATCTCGGCAATGTTGGCATTGGTTTGGGCCAGTGCACCTGTGCTGGCTTTTGTGCCAAGTTCAGCAGTGACTTCCTCAATCTTGAGTGCATTTGCATCCGACTTACTTGCCGATGCTGTTGCCTTCTCCAATGCACTCGCTGCTCCTGCTGCTGCCGTATCTGCTGTGTCTGCTGATTGCTCTGCCACAGCTTTAACTTCGGTAACAAGGCTTGACAGTGCTTTTGTGTCATCAATCGCAATCTCGGCTTTTTGCAAAGCACTTGCTGAATTGAAAAGAGCATTGCCCGCTTCATCTTCCGCAACTTTCACCCGACCATCTAACGCTTGAGTTTTTTCAATCGCTAAAGATGAATCATTTAATGCAACATTGAGGCTGTCTTGAAAACTAGCGAGAGCCTCGTCATTGCTTAGCTTATAAGTATTCACATAGCCATAGATTGCAGTTTCACCATTTTTACGATCCAAGACTTCTTGCGTTAAACCATCATCTAAGTCTTGAATTGCTGCAACTCGTTGCTGACGCTCCAAGCCAAGCTCATCGCTGATTTGATCTGCTTGAATCTGAACGGCACTAATATTGTCAATCAAATTACCAATATCGCCATCCAAGCCCGCAATTGTGTCGATCTTATCAATCTTGGTTTGCAGGTTTTGATGTAATTGCGACTCAGTAATTTTGCCCGATAGAATATCAAGAACGGCTGACGCATCGGATGAAGTGGTTGCGCTTACACGTTCAGACCACGGACCAATATTCCCAATCCGGTCAATCAAGCGTCCACGGAACCAGCGGGTCAGGTTTGGTTGCATCCCTTGAATTACATGTGTATCTGTTGGATAAGCAAATAAACCAAGCTGTGCAGCATTAGCACCGTTTGACGTGCTTGAGATTTCAATTTCCGTATAAGCGGTATCAAGTGCGCCAACCGCAGGAAAATTCCAGTTCAGGCGATACCCAAATAGAATTCCTGTTGCGGATATATTTGCTAAAGCTGGCGGTAAGCCCTGCTTGCCTGATAATGCTGTCAACATGGAATAAGTTGGCAAGGAAGCAACGTCAAAAGCAGAAATTGCAGTGACACGCGCTTCATAATTACCTGCATAAATGCCCTGAACTTCTATGGAATTAGAACCGGTAATCGGCAATTTAATCCAACTACTATCATCTTTACGCCATTCCACCTGGTACTTGGTTGCGCCTTGCGCCTGTGGCCAAGCAATAATCATGGTTTCAACAGATAGGCCTTGCTGTACCATGCTTTCGGATGAGATTGATACAGACTCTACGGGTGCCTGAACAGTTGGATTAATGATGGAAATCGGACGCTCATCAATAAAAGCCCCGAAATCAATAGCATTGTATTTCGCTGACTCGTATTGCAAGCCTGTGATTGAAAACTGATGCTTGTCATCCTGAGTGATACTCATGACGCGAAACTTCATGGTTTTTAAATCTTGCGCATCAACTGCCCAGACATTTTCCGCTGCAACAGAGTCAAACGCCACTGTAACTGTGACTTTGCGCCCAATTTTTGACGACACGATTCGAGTTTGCGCTTTACCATTTTCACCATTTACAACCAGTCGATCGCCCGCACGGCACACCACATCATCACGATCCAGAGTAATGACTTTGCGATCAGTGCTGACAGCAGAAATACGACCGCCATTGGCACGGCCAGCAAATAGTTCATCTGCAATTTCAATTACACGACCTGGTTGAGGAATATAACCATCCAAACCAACTTTAAAAGAAACAGTGCGAGTTTCTAATTGCTCAGACTTTAGCGCCCAAAGACCTGCACGCTGCGCCTGACCTTCTGATGTGCATCCCCATGCATCAATCTCAGCAATCCGCACACCGAGCTTTGCAATAGCCGCTTCATCACGTACATACACATATTCAGTTTTATAATGGTTTGCAGGATTATCCCAAGCCACTTTTGCAACGGTGTGACGGTCACGCGCACGTGTGCCTGAATATTCAAACATGCCGTCAATGACATTGGCCCGGGTATAAGTAAAGTAGGTATCCTGTGGAATGTCAGCATCACACACAATGGAATTGCCATCCCAGTATGAAATCGCACGGAATACACCTGCCAGTTTGCTGAGAATTACATAAGCATCTTCTGTACTTTGCAGATAAACATTACAAGTGAAGCGCGGCTCTTTTCCGCCTTTGCCATCATCAACCATCTGGTCGCAATACTGTGCAAGGCGATATAAAGACCATTTATCCAGCATTGCAGACGTTAATCGGTCACCTAAAGCATAGCGCTTTGATGTGCAAATGTCGTAATAAATCCATGCTGGGTTGTTGGTGTAAGCGCGCTTAAATGTACCATCCCACATGCCTGCATAAGTACGCGCTACCGGATCATAGTTTGATGGAACCTGAAGCTTGATACCTTTTAAATCGACTGCGACTTTGGCGACATTAGAGAAAGTTTCAGCGTCATATTGCAGGCCAAGCAAAGCAGTATTTGGATAGCTCAACTTGAGATCGATTACCTCAGTCAATGCATCCACATACATCTTGTCGCTGATGTATTCTGATGTTGAGTTGGGTGTGATGCGACGGACACGAATGGTCCAACCTATATCAGCCTTAGGTAAATCAATCCGGTGTGAGCGCTCATAGTTTGCAGAGGTTTTATCTGCGATTTGGGTATTTAAAACTTCGGTCCATGTGCCGCCATCAGTTTGTAGATCAATCGCATACTGAATGACAATGCCTTTTACATCTCCATTCTCAGCATTCTGCTGACGCAATGGCCCCCACTTAAAGCGCAAACGGATTGCATCCAGATCAGTATTGGTAAGTGAGCGAACCCAAGGCGTACCTGATTTTAGCTCAACATTGATTGCAGTTTCAGAGGAGATATCTGGAAAGCCTTCGATATGAGTCTGGTCATTAGTACCATGACGAAAGTCAGCCTGAACATCTTCAAAGTTCCAGCCACCAGCCGGATTTTGTAGCGGGGTTTCTTCCAGGTAAACTGATTGCAGACCATTGGCTAGACCCTCGACCTCACCTTCAGACAAGCCATAAAGAATCTTGATATAGGTTTTGGATTGAGCTGAATCTGGTGCAATCACTGGCTGTCTTGATTTGCCTTGCCCTGCTTTTGCGCCTTTAATTACTGCGTTCATACATTTCCCTAGACAATAAAAAAGGCGCTCATTGCGCCTGTGTTTTTTAAATATTTACATTAAATCTTCTGGATACTGTCCAGCACTTGCGATGAATCCACCCACTTCGCGCTGGCCATAAAGCACTGGTACCGGATTACCTTGTGCAACCGTAGTGACTGCACCGCCAAAGCCTTTATTGGCCTTATTGCCGTCCTGATTCTGGTCTTGATTTTCAATCTTTGGCATAAGCATCATTGCAATACCACCGACCATCATACCAATACCAGCACCTATCAAGGCTGTACCAATAGGCGCACCAACGCCAGTAAAAACCATCACAGCACCCACCACTACCAATACAGCACCAAGAATGGTTTGAAGTGCACCACCCGCACCTTTCACTTTAGGCACAACCTTGATGACTTTTGCACTGGTGCTCATGTCAAGTTCAGTTTCAGAGATATTTTGCTTATCCTGAAAAACTGCAAACTCTAAACCTTGTTCATCCGCATGTAGCATGAAGTGCTCAAAGCCCGGCACCTGAACAGATAGGGCGCGCATGGCTTCACGAGTATTGTCTACATCAAGGTAAAATTCTTTGCCGAACTTCTTAGCCAGAACGCCATAAAGTCTAATTTTTTTGAGCATAGCGAACCACCTTTACAGTTCTTTCCTGCCACTGCGAACCATATATTTCACGAATGGATTTTGCGTTGTACATATGATGCAAAATCAAAGCAGATCCAATACACGGCTCGGTTTTTTCGGATTTAAGCATGCCGTTATCGCCAAGCCAGATCACCGCATGATTCACGTGTTCAGTGCGACCAACTCGACACAGCAGCACATCCCCGTATTGCGGCTGATTTACCTCAACAAATCCAGCTTTGCCAAAATTATCCAGATAGAGTGCTGGATGTTCTTTGAGCTCCCACCATCGATCTTCACGGTCGAAATCAATTAGCTTGATTCCGAGCTCACGCTCATAGAAATCACGGACCAGTGAATAGCAATCCTGCCACCCATGATGGAAATTACGACCCACAAGTGGCGCACGATAACCACAAGGCTCATACACCTGAAATTCAACATCAGGGTAAGCGCAGATCACCCACGGCTTTTCATGCAATTCAATCTGGATTAAATCAATCTCGGATGCGCGGGCGGAAGCATTCGGATGTGAATGCACATAAGCTTGAATCTCGCCTAAATCTTCAGCTTTCGCCAAATCCTCATAATGAATTTCAAACTGATCTTTATGGTCTGAAATGTTGCGGCACGGAATGTATTCTTTGCCTACAATCACACCGCAGCATTCATCTGGATAAACCTTATCAGCATGCGTCAGGATTGCTTTTTTAAGTTTTGCGGTTAGTTTCATCACATTAAACTCGACGCTGGAAAACCACCAAAGCGGATTTCATTGTTGCGAATACGGCATGAAGACAGTCGGCCAGAGCAGCGATCTAGTGCAGGGTTATCCGTTGGCTCGTCTTTATCGGTAAACATGGCTGCACCTGTGTACTGACATTCTTCGCCACGATAATCGCCCATTGCGCACCAATGGCAATAACTGGAAATCTGCCGAACTGGAATTTTTAAACCTTCAAAATCAATTGGATTCGAAAGCTCAAAAGTGACCGCTTGAGCATTTTCAGAAGTCTTTTGCTCGATGTACCAAAGTTGTTCTTTTGCTTCGTTTGATGCTGTTGGATTGCCTACACTAAAGTTTTCAGCATCAAGATACTTAGCCAATGTGGTAATGACTTTGAGCTTTGCGCCTGCGAAGTCACTAAACTGTAAACAGTAAGCCGATACAGCACCCTGAATGCCGCCAATATTATTTGCCATACTTAAAGTGGGTGTTGATGCTTTACCATCTGAGCGCATTTCAAGACCTGATACCTCTAAAGCCATTGGCTCGAAAGTCTGACCTTGCCAAATGATGTTGCGACACCATGTTTTTTCGTCGCTTAAATCATAGACTTTACCAATTGAACCTGTATCCGCACCAATCAATTCATTTGAGCCGATGGAAGTATAAATACGCTCCCAGTCTTCATAAGATATATGGCCATGAAAGCGCAGAATACCCGCGCCTAAAGCGCGAGCATCCAATTCAAATAGTGTGATCAGGCCATCCACATAGAGTTTCTGAAAATCACTGTTCAGGGTCATGATAGGACTCCATCACGGTAGCAACTGCTTGGGCTAAACCTGTAGGTTGAAATTCTGGTGGTGCAATTGATTCAGAGCCTTCAATTTCAGGCTGCGGAAGCTCTTGCAAACGCAAGTCAATCCAACGGTTTTCAGTAATGTCGACTGGGTTATCAAGATCAGCAACAATGGATACTGTTTCAAAA